AATGTTGTGCTAGTAAGAACATTCATATAATATTCATTACCATTCAATTCTGTCATGCCTGCTACGTCTGTAATTGTAACAGCAATACCTTCTGTAAAACTATGAGGGTTAGAAGTTGTTACAACAACTGGACTAGTTTGAGTTAGATTAGAAATTGCTTGGCTTGTTCCGCCAACTGTGCTAGTAATTGTTATTTCATTATTACTATTTCTACCAATTGAAATATTACTACCAGCAGTAATTTTTACTCCGGTATAATTAGAATTCACATCATTTAATCTAATCTCAGTCGTTCCAATAGGAACATATAATTGGTAATCAACGTCAATTTCAAAACTATCATTCGTAGCATTGGGATTAAAGGCTACACCTGCGCCACCAGTAATAGTCAGTGTGTCATCGATGCCATCTGCTTCTAGAGTGACACCGTCTGGTTGTAATAAAATTTTTCTAAAAAAGTCGTAATATGCAGCAGGCATTGATGTTCCTCAAAATTTGTTAGTTATCGTATTTATGTTAAATAATGGTATGTACGTATTTGGCAATGGAGAAAGCCGCACTCCTGTAAACATTAACAAACTAGACGGCATTAAGATAGGATGCAATGCTATCTATCGCGATTATGCAATTGATCATTTAGTATGTGTAGATCGTCGTATGGTAATTGAAGCAATTGACAATGGTATAAATGATAATGCTTTAGTTTATACTAGAGAAGATTGGTCTAGTCAATTCAAAGATTTTAAACACATTCGAACAGTACCGCAACTTCCTTATAACGGAACACAACGATGGGATGATCCGTGGAATTGGGGGAGCGGACCATACGCTGTATTACTAGCTGCAAAGCTGTGTAAGGGCGACACAGTGCGTCTACTAGGATTTGACTTGTATAGTTCTAATCAAAATGTAAACAACGTGTACAAAGGTACTAGCAACTACGACAGTGCGGACAAACGAGCAGTAGATCCTAGATACTGGATACATCAAATTGGTAAAGTGTTTGAATTGTATCCACGAAGGAATTTTATAATATATCAATTGCCTGAGTGGGAGATACCGACAGCCTGGATTCACCCAAACGTAACGGTTGACACGATAAGTAACTTGTAATATAATAGTTACTAAAGTGGACTTTGTGTTCGACCCACTATAAATATTCCGCGCACTCCATTAACACAGGAGTTTAAAAAAATGGCTTACTATTCGACTAAAACATACGGACATAACATTGGACTATCAGCAGTGTTCCGTCAACCTAACGCAGATCATTCACACTGTCATCTGCTACATGGTTACAGTCTAGCATTTAAATTTACATTCGGTTGTAGTGAATTAGACAACAAAAATTGGGCAGTAGACTTCGGTGGACTAAAGCCGTTAAAGGCTTGGCTTGAAGATAGTTTTGATCACAAAGTAGCATTAGATGCTAACGACCCGCATCTAGAAAAGTTTCGTGAACTAGAAGCACTTGACTTAGCAGAACTACGCATCTTTGACGGTGTTGGAGTAGAAAAGTTTGCTGAACACGCATGGCGTTTTGCTGATAACTTGATTCGAAACGCAAGTAGTGGACGATGCTGGTGCGAAAGTGTTGAGTGCTCAGAGCATGGTGCTAACAGTGCAATCTATACTCCATACACAACGCAGAAAACTTCATTTGCATAAATGAAAAACTGGACTGAAAGTAAGGAAGAACGCAGGGCTCGTAAAGCAAAAGAAAGTGCAGAACGAGCCCTTGATGTTACTGTACCCAAAAATAACAACAAGCGTTATGTAGTTTGTTTAAAATGGGGGGACAAGTACAGTGCAGACTATGTAAACGTACTTGCTCGTATGGTCAAACGCAATCTTACATTAGATTACGAGTTTGTTTGCTTCACTGAAAATCCACAAGGGTTAGATTCAGACATTAGGATAGAGCCGCTGACTGTTACAACAGAAATAACAGGTTGGTGGCACAAACCTATGTTCTTTAATCCGAACATTGGACTCAACGGAACTATATTGTTCTTTGACTTAGATGTAGTTATTTTTAGAAATATTGATAATTTATTTTTACATCGTCCGGGTGAATTTTTAATCATTAGAGATTTTAATAGACATGTAATTAATAACTATCAAAAGTTTAATAGTAGCGTGTTTAGATTAGAAACTGGCAACCATAGTAATGTTTATACTGACTTTATTAAACAACCAAGTAGCATTGTAAGAAAGTATCACGGCGACCAAGACTGGATTCGTGCATCTATCACTAACAGCTACGCATTTTGGCCAGACGAATGGATACAAAGTTACAAATGGGAAATGCGTGGAAAACCGAGAATGGATCGGGCTGTTCGCGGACAAAGAGATTTTATTACGCCCGGACATCCAACATTGCTTACTAATACTAGTGTTGCTGTATTTCACGGAGATCCTAATCCGCATATTTGCAAGGATCCATGGGTGGTTGACAATTGGCGCTAACGATAGTATAATATAAACTAAGTTAACAAACATTAGGCACACAGAATGATTCAACGTATAGGCTTCGCATGTAAATACATGCATCCAGATCAAAACCAATCTAAGAAACTGCTTGAAGAAATCCAGCGGCCACTAAATACAAAGTCAACTACAGTGCAATGGCTTAATCGTCAAAGTCGTAATGATGCAGAGCAACGGCTGTGGGACATTATGGTGCATAATATTGATGCGTATAGGAGATTGATCGAATATGTTGGAAGTTTACCACAAGGCCTTAGAATGGTTAGACTCGGTAGCGACGTCCTTCCTGTGTACACTCAGTCTGATTGGCGGTACTATTGGAGACTACCAGACGTTGTCGCTTATTGTGAAAGAGAGTTTGCCAAGGTGGGTGAGATTGCTCGTAGGCTTGATGTTCGTCTCAGTATGCATCCTGGGCAGTTTACAGTTCTTGCTAGTGACGATGAAGGTATTGTAGAGAGGAGCATAGAAGAGTTTGAATATCACACCGATGTCATCCGCTGGATGGGCTATGGCCGACAATTCCAAGACTTCAAGTGCAACGTACACATCAGCGGCCGCAAAGGTCCAGCCGGTATCAAAGACGCACTTAAACGTTTGTCACCGGAGGCAAGAAACTGTATTACAATCGAGAACGACGAAAACAAATGGGGAATCGACGACTCACTTGAGCTTGCAAACGATCTCGCTTTGGTGCTAGATATACACCATACATGGTGCAGAGAAGGAGAGTATTTTGATGTCAATGATGATCGTTTTAAAAGGATTATTGATAGTTGGCGTGGCGTTAGGCCTGTCATACATTATAGCCTTAGTCGCGGAGAGTTTCTCCAAAACGTACCACGAAATGTACGACCCAATTTCCAAACGCTCATTGACCAAGGATACAAAAAAGCCAAACTAAGAGCGCACAGTGATTGGTATACTAATGATGCTGTAAATGACTACGCACTTAGTTTCCTTCCCTACGCAGATATCATGTGTGAAAGCAAAATGAAGAACTTAGCATCAATAGAGTTATACGAATATGCCAATACCAGAAAAGATCAACTTTCAAAAGGAATCAATGAGCTTTTACGCTTTCAACAATCGCAGAATCAAAGTAACACAGAAACGTTCACTGCTACCGAGGAAATGCTTCCTGTCTCGTAAACAGTTATGGTTTAAACGCTGCGAAGTAATAAGCACTATGCTAACAGGTCCAGGCGAGCCAATATTCGAAGACTTCTGGTGTGACGCAAAAGAATTTTTATTACACGAACTAAAACGCCCACGATAAATACTGTATGGAGAATATGCAATGAGTTATCTAAACAAAATGTACGGTAGAAATAAGCCGCAAGAAACAAAAGAATCTAACAAGAATCCTAATCGTGTAGCAGGCGGCTTGCGAGCACAAGGTGTTGATACTTTAACTATCTTAGGTGAAGACGGATCTAGTCAAGAGCTTCCTACACTAGCATATGTTCGTAGTTTGGAAGAGCAGTCAAGAAAACAGCGAGCTGCTATCGCTGTGTTAGAACGAAAGCTGACTCGCCAAGAAACTGCAATAGCGCAGTTACAATCTGCTTTTACGCAGAGGTCTTAGGTTTACGACCACGCTTTGCAGGCTCTGCTTTAACAGCAGCAGGCTTTTTAGAAGCAGTCTTTGGGGCTGCTTTTTTAGTGGCTGTTGCTTTAGGCTTTGCAGGTGCTTTAGCTTTAGTTGCCGCAGGCTTTTTAGCTTGCGTTTTAGGCTTTGCAACTGGTTTAGCTTGCTCTTCGTAAGTTGCAGAGTTAGCAGCTACTGGCTTATCACCAGTTGGAAATGGCCAGTTAGTAGTAGGATCTACTTGAATTGGTTCTGCATAGTTAGTTGTTGAGCTGAATAGATTTTTAATCCAATTAAACATTTTTTAATTCTCCTTAAGGATAAGTATTTACAGTAAGGAGAACTACTATGATACAAAAGTGGATTATGGCTAGACTAAAAGAACGTACTACACTAGATGGTGCTATTCTAATTGGTGCTGGCGTAGCGTTTTTAATCTTTAAACCAATCGCAAGTTTAGTAGCATACGGTGCTATTGCATACGGTGCTTGGACACTATTCAAGAAAGAAGACTAAAGTTTACCAATTGGTAAATCACTAGAAGCAGGCATATCCCAGATATGCTTGCGTTCAACACCTTTTCGTTGTGCAAATGTCTTACTATCGCAGGTCTTACATACGTGAAAGTAATTATTACTTAGACGTTTTGGATCCATATCTCCTCTAGGGCGTGTAAACTCTACGTCACAACTGTCACATCTAAATACAGCATATGTACGTTTACGAGTATACGGATGCTCTGCTCCTAATTTACTCTTGCGAACGTGCCGGGTCTCTTCCTGAAATTCTCTTATGAACATAACTATATTTACATTAAGATTATAAAATTAAATAATAAATACACTAGCGAAGGATTAAAAACATGAGTATTTGTACAGTAACAGCTCGAGCAAATCATCAAATTGGCAAATTATGTCAAGAAAATGACTGTTACGCAATCAGCTTAAACCTTAAAGGAGGCGGCTGTGCTGGCTTTGAATACGAATGGGGAACCCTACAAGTAGAAGAAATTGAAGAACATGACTTTGTAATAGCATGTGATCAAGGTAGTTTAGTTATAGGCGCACACAGTTTAATGTTTTTAGCAGGAACAGAGATTGATTATGTTAAAAGCATAGTCGGTGCAAATTTTGAGATAAGAAATCCTAACGCAAAATCCGCATGTGGTTGCGGAGTTAGCGTAAATTTTGATATGGACAAGCTGGCAACCCCAGCAATATAAACGGAGTAATTTAAATGGCAAAGCAAAACATTGATATCGGCGTAGAGGGTAATGACGGCACAGGCGATAGTATTCGCGAGTCGTTTCGTAAAGTAAATGAAAACTTCCAAGAACTATACGCAGTATTTGGTATCGGTGGACAAATATCATTTACAGATTTAAGTGATACTCCGAACACATACGAAGGTAATGAAAATAAAGTTCCGTTTGTTAAGTCAGACGGTAGCGGAATGAATTTTCTTGAATTAGCATCAAACAATGCACTAGACGGTACAACTGATACTATTGGTTTTGATTTTAGTGTAGACGGAAAGTTAATTTTACAACAATTAGTTTCAAGAGTTGCAAACGATCCAGAGCCAACATTAGGCGGACCGTTAAACGCTGCAACACAACCTATTGCAAACGTAAGTGTATCACAAGCAGCCATTGATACATTTAACTCTGTACACGGAACAAATTTAACAACAAGTGCATTAGTTATTGACAAGGCATTTGCAGATAGAAACTATCAAGAAAAATCTGTTGCAGGTGGCGGACTAAGACTACCTGATGAGCCAGCTGATGTAACTCAATACACTCTTACTGCTACTGATTTAAGTCTTGGACACATGGTTGTTCCTAATCACGGCCTTATTGAAGCATTTAATGGTGCTGCATTTGTGTTCCGTACAACTGGAACTGCTCCATTTGGGGTTGTAAACGAAGGCATTTACTACGTAAGTATATTTGATACTGATAATATTTCTTTATACGAAACTGAAGAAGATGCAATTAATAAAACAGGACGTATTCTTTTAGCAGGCGGAACTGGTACATTTACAATTACTGATGCTGCATATGATCCTACATTACCTGGTAATTGGTTAGATAACGTTGCAATTCCACGTAAGAGTGCAGTTCGTCGCCAAGGCGATAATATGACAGGTGCTCTTAACTTGTTTGATCACCCAGGAGAATTAAAAGGAACTGGATTACCAAATGGTCCAGATGATTTGCAAGCAGCTACAAAACTATATGTTGACAATGCTGCTTCGTCAAGCCAAGTTAACTTGTATGTTAGCACATCAGGTAATGATTCTCAAGAATTTACACCAGACGGTAAAGAAGGTCGTAATCCTTCATATGCATATAGAACTATTAACGCTGCTGCCCGTAAAGCAGAAGAATTAATTATTGCAGCAGATTTTGAACCAGGTCCATATATGCAGACCATGTCATTCAATGACGGCGAATCTCTTGCTTTAATTGCTACAGCAGGTATTGAATCTCCGATAGCAGGACGTAATAATGCAAGAACACTGATCCTTGCAAACAAAGAATTTATTGCAAAAGAAGTCACTAGTTATATTAATTTTACATATCCAGAATTTGCTGGAACATATAATGAAGAAACTTGTCAACGTGATATAGGTTATATACTAGAAAGTGCTACATTAGATGCACTACTAGGAAATAACGCAAACTATCTATCACGATGGAGTGGTATTAGATACTATGCAAATGTTAGTGCGCAAAAAGCAATTGGCTCACAGCGTGTAGAAACTATTGCAGGTATTGAATATGCTAAAGCTCTAGTTCAAGATTATATTTTAACAAACACAGCAGCACCTACATATCAAACTAGAGTTGAACAATATATAGAACCTGCTATTGCACCGGACATACAAGCAGATGATGCTATTTCAGCAAAGTTTGATATTGTTTTAGAAATAATTGCAAATGGAGTACTAGATGCTCCCGCAGTAGTAGACGGAACAACTACTTATAAAATTAATATAAGAAATGGTAACTTTGGTTTTATTGATCAGGCAAACCCTGCAAACACTGATATCATTCCAGGTAAAGTTGTACGAGGTAAGAACTCAGGAGCAACTGCACGTATTATTGATTACAAATACGAAGCAGGTCCACGTGCTGTAAGTTTACCAGAAACTGACGAAATTGAGGTGCAGCTACTAAAACCAATCGAGTTTGAACCAGGCGAAGAATTAGAATATGGTAACCTTGTACGTGAAACACAAATTTCAATTAGAGTTGAAAGCGGAATCTATTATGAAGATTATCCAATTCGTGTACCAGCAAACGTAAGTATCAAGGGCGATGAATTCAGACGTTGTATTATACGTCCTAAAAATCGTGTGTCACAGTCGCGCTGGGCGAATACGTTCTTCTATCGTGATGCAGAATTTGATAGTCTAGTACTTGGTAAAAGTTCAATTGAGACTATTAATTACGAAGCTCAATTAGATGCATCAAGAGTTCCAGGAACATATACTGTTTCCGATTTTACTACTGACAAATTAGGACATTCAGCAATATTTGAAGTTACAGTTGACACCTTTGGGTCGATTGCTAACATAACTGTTACTGATCCAGGCACTAGTTTCCAGGTTGGTGAATTAATCAGGATTGAAGATAATATTTTAGGTGACGGCGGCGCAGCACCTGTACTATTTACAATTACTAAAGTTCCAAACGGTATTCAGTATATAAATCCATTAACAGGATCAGTAGATGGCTATTTTGGTTATCACTACTTAACGCAACCGGCTGCGTTAAAAAATACAGGTCCAGGATATGAAAACATCGGTAATTGGGAAACTGCTTCACTCGTATTAATAGACAATAGAGAATTTATACAAGAACAAGTTGTTAACTATATTGAAACTACTTACCCTGCACTTATTGGTGTTTACGGGCGTGTAAAATGTGCAAGAGATGCTGGTCTAATTGTTGATGCTCTAGTAAAAGATTTACGTGCAGGCGGCAATGAATTTTCATTAGAAGCACAAGGCGAATACTATGCAGGTGCAGTCGAAGCGGGCACTGAAGTCGAAACAGTTGCCGGTATTAACCATATCTATACATTAGCTAGTGATTTAATATTAGGCCAAGAACCTACTACATTGTATGGTCCAGGCGGCGATGTACCAACTAGTGAAAACTTAACATATTCCGCAGACTTGTTTAACGGTAATGCAGATCCAGATTTTTGGACAACTAATGTAACTTACAGATTAGGCAATGTTGTTAAATTTACCGCAGCAGGTATTGATCGTTACTATACTCCTACTAAAGAGCATGTATCAGGTTCTGTGTTTAATGCAGGCGAGATTGCAAGTTTCTGGAGGGAAATTGACGGACCAGATACAGTAATTGAAAATTTAATTTCAACTGTAGTATTTGCATTTAATGTAGAATACAATCCTCCATTAAGAAACACCGAGATGGATGTATTCTTAACTAACGATGCAACTATGATCAGAAACTTAACAGTTCAAGGTCATGGCGGATTTATGCTTGTACTTGATCCAGAAGGGCAAGTACTAACTAAGTCGCCATATATTCAAACTGGTTCTAGCTTTTCACAAAGTGCAAACAAACAAGCATTCCGAGGCGGCATGTATGTTGATGCCTTTGTAGGTAATAGTGCTGTACAAGTTATTGAACGTGTCGACGGCAGTCCATTCCGATTAAGAATTCAAAGTTTAGGAAGTCAAGCAGAACCACAAGGCTTGTTTGTAAGACGACCTGAAACTCCATGTGCGTTCTATATCGACGGACGACGTTTCCAGGTTAACGCTGTATCGCAATACGATCCAGACTTTGGTACTGCTGAACTTATTTTATCACCGAACTCAAACAGTGGACTAGGATTTAGTGGTATTACAAGCACGTTAGCAACTGGTGTTAACTTGGACACTATTGGAACATTCCAATTTGATGAAGAAAAATGTGCAAGAGACGCTGCCTTAATTTTAGAAGCAGTAAGCTATGATGTTGCAATCGGAACAAACTATAATTCTGTAACAGCCGGTCTAGCATATCAACGTGCAAATGCATACACTGTGCAAAATGATCAGAAAGCAGAAACAATTGCAGCTATTGGAGTTGCTAAAACAGAAGTTGCTGCATTAGATGCAATGTTAGCTGATTCAGCAGTACTAACTCGATCTGATGAAGGCTTTGACGAAGTTATTGATATATTAACTAATGGTGTAGTAAGCACTGACACATCTGCAGATGCACTAGTATTTCCAACACCAGGGGTATTACCAACTCCAGATGCCGACGATGCTGCATTAAGATTGCAAGCAAATAGAGATTTCCTAGCAGCAGAAGTAGTTGCATACGTTGATTTTAATACTCCTCCTGCAGGATATGATGATGTTAAGTGTGCAAGAGATGTAAGATATATTGTTGATGCATTAACATACGATATTTTATATGGCGGTAACAGTGCTACAATTACTAATGCAAGAGCATATTTTGTTGGAACAACAATTGATCAATTACCAACAGATCAACGTACTGCAACAGCAGCAGCGTATGCACATTTAGCAAGTGTTGTAAATGATCTAGTAATAGGAACTCCAGTAACTCCTACAGCAGGTAACTTACTAACTCCAGCAGTCGGCGGCGTCGATGCAACTGCTACCGAAGGAACACAACTACAAGATCTATTACAAATTATCGAAAATGTAGTAACAGACGGAACGCTAAACAGATTACCACAAACAATAAATCCAGATGTATCTTGGGCAGGTGGTAATTACATAGCCGGTCATTTAGCAATTTTAACTAATACAACACGAATTGTTCAAGTAACTGTACAAAGCGTTAATGCACCTATTAATATTACACTACAAACAGCTGGTAACAGATCTATCCTAGGTAACGACTTTACACAGGTTAACGACTTAGGTTACGGTCTAGTTGCAGTAAACGGGGCGCTATCTGAAATGGTGTCAATGTTTACATACTATTGCTGGGCAAGTTATTATTCGAAGAATGGTGCTGAAATTAGATCACTAACAGGATCAAGTTGCTATGGTGAATACGGTCTAATTGCAGAAGGTTCTGATCCAAACGAAATTCCAGATGCAGTTGAGTTGTATGAAGATATGGTACAACCTGCTAAAACATTTACTGCGAACGTTATTCTAACATTAACAGACCCGCAAATTATATCAGCAGGCGAAATACTTACACAAGCAGGATCAGGAGCGTTTGGTACAGTTGCAGTTGATACTAGCCAAGTAGGTGGTTCAAGAACTGTATATCTAACTGAAATAGATGGTGCATTTAATCAGTCTGGAGAATTGACAGGAAGTACTCTTGGTGCATTGGGCGCAGGCAGCGTGCCTACAGACGTTGACTCAACAAACTATAGTAACGCATTACAAACATTATCTGTATATGTATACGATATGAAGGATGTGCCATCTAATAGATCTGAGTTCGATGTTTATCATCCTGGTCGTCCTGCATTTGCTCGATATGAAATTGCAAACGTTGAAAAAATTATTCCAACCGTAGGGTCTTACTTAAATGTAGGAACAGATATTACTACAACATTTGTTGCTGGGCCAACTCCAACAGGAACTCATGCAGGAGCAATATTTACAGTATATAAAAATATAACCGACGGTTATACTGCTACTATTGAAAACGGCGGTACTGATTATGCAGTTGGAGATTCAATTGTAGTATCAGGAGCAGACTTAGGTGGTATTGATAGTACTAACGATTGTACTATATTGATCGAGGCTGTCGATGATGGGTCAGGTGCAATTACAGAAATTACTGTATCAGGTGTTATATCAGTAGAAGCTACAACACCTATGTTTAGTAATACAGTTTATAAATTAAACTTCTCTACTAGTGATGCACAATACAGTACAAATGGATTGTTGGAAGCCATATCATTTAATGTCATTGTTAACTACAGACGTAATCAAACTCATATAATTAGTGATTTGGCTCGTCCGGATGTATTAACAATTCGTCCAAGTACTGCATTAGTATGGAACGAAAATCCAACACAAGTATATAGAACTATTTCGTTCTTAACTAGTAACAGTATTGGAGATGAACTTCCGGCTAATACATCACAAGCAGGAATGGATGAAAGTTACGATTACATCAGATTGATAGTTGACAGTGCTGCTGCACAATCTACTGATCTTGCAGGCGCAGGAACTACTAAAGGTGCTACTGCTGGCGACGTTAGACTTGCAGTTCAAGCTATTGCTGATGATAATGAAATATTTAGACTTAACAATAACCTAAATACTCCAGCTGCAAATAGGCCAGACGGATGGACTACAGCTACACTAACTCCACCTCCAATAATGACGTGGGGTGGTAAAAAACATTATGTATTTAACTATAGAGGTGTTAGTGTATTAGGCGTAGAAGTTCCCCCTGCAGAAGATAATGATTATGCACTCGTTGATCTCATTGATATTGATACTATTAATCAAACAGATGCAACAGGTATTGCAAGTACTGTTGTATTAGGAAGTGAACTAGTAACAATACGTTGTGGTTTGCAAGCAGGCGCAGTTGGCGATGTTACAGTTAATATTAGTACATGCCGTGCTACAGGACATGACTTCTTAGATATCGGTACAGGCGGTTTTAACAAGACAAACTATCCAAACGTTATTTTTGGTGAACCAGCTGAGAAGAAAGAAGCTAACGAAGTTGAAGAACGAGGCAAAGGTCGTGTATTCTTTGTAAGTACAGATCAAAACGGTATCTTTAAAGTTGGACGCTTTTTCCAAGTTGACCAGGGAACTGGTACAGTTACATTTAGTGCAAGTATTGCACTGTCTGACGTTGACGGCTTAGGCTTTAAACGTGGTGTTGTTGTTACTGAATTCTCGACAGATACTGCAATGACTGATAACGCCTCTGATACAGTTCCAACAGAAGGTGCTGTACGTGGTTATGTTAATAGACGTTTAGGTTACGATAAAAACGGTGTGCCAGTTGCTAACAAAATCGGTCCAGGTGTTCTTGCTCCTAACGGTGCAGTGCCAATGACTGATAATTTGAACGCAGCAGGCAATACAATTACAAACTTGAAAGCTCCGGTAACAGCATCTGATGCTGCGACCAAAGCCTATGTTGACGAAGGTTCAGCATCTGCGGCGGAATTAAAAGATCTTAGAAGTTTACAGTATAATGATGCTAGATATGCTGACGGGCAACTAATTATCGGAACTGGATTAAGAAAATTAATTATATTGTCAGGTTCTATAGTAGGCGGTCCGTTTGAAGCAGGCCAGACTATAACAGGAACAATTACGGGTGCAACAGGAACTATTGTTGATGTACAAGAAGGACTATTCAGTATTGAAGGTAATATTACTGAAATTATATATACTCCTTTAACTAGTGTGTTCTCAATAGAAGATGTTATTACAGTATTAGGCGGAGCAGAAGGACAAGTTGCTGACGGACCAATTGACGAGTGGGCTAACGGTGTATTATCTAGCAGTAGTGATATTTCAGTAACAACAACTAGAGAATTAACTATTGTTGGATCAGAAATAACTGATAGATATACTAGTATAAACTTACAAATTAAACCGAATACTATTGTTAATGCAGATGTATCAGGTATTGCTCAAATTGCACAAAGCAAATTGAATATGAATGCTGCAACTACAAGAGTAGATGCTGTTGGAATCGGACAAAGTGACTTAGGTCTTGCATCGTTTGATGATACAAGATTTACTATTACAGACGGTTGGGTTACTGTTAAATCAGGAAGTGTTCCTTTAACTGATATTGAACTTATACCAGCTGATACTGTTGCAGGACGTAGTGACACCGGTATTGGTACTGTTAGTGCTGTACCATTTGCTACAGTTATTGAAAACGGATTAGGACTAGCAGATGGTGACTTTGTATCTGAAATTAGTTCAGTATTTGATCCGGGCGAAGCATTAATCAAAACTAGCGACGGTACATATGGTATTTCAAATGTTACTAAAACAGGTGAAGTTAATAGTATTGTTAAAACAGATGCTAATGGAAGTATTCAAGTTAACTCGCTAATACTAGGTGGTAACAGCAGCTATGAAGTGTTATCACTTAACACAACTGAATTAGTATTCAAAACTCCGTCACAAGGTGTTATACTAACAGCAGTCGGTGGAACTGGCGGATCAACTCCAACTTATCCAGACTTACAAATTCCAGGTAGTGTTAACATCGGTAGTACAGGTGTTACACAATCAGTACTACAAGGACTTTCAAACTTTAACAACGAAAAACGTCTTGCTGTAGATTGGATATACTCTAGCTTTATGGAAGCAGCTAGTGAAAAGGGAACAGCATCAACTGGTATTGCATTAGGTGCAGACACTGGTAAGACAATTGCAGGTGAAGTTGGCATTGTTACTGGTGACAGTGGAACAAGTTCTAGTGTTGTACCGTTTATCTTTAGTAGTGCTGGTGCAAGACCAGATACTGACAATACTTACGATATTGGTACTGCTACTAAAAAGTATAAAGACATTTATGCAACATTATTCCGCGGTACTGCAACTGAATCATATTACGCTGACTTGGCAGAGAACTATCTTGCTGATGCAGAATATGCTCCAGGAACAGTACTAGTATTTGGTGGAGATGCAGAACTTACAGTAACTACTGAAAAAGGTACACATCGTGTTGCTGGTGTTGTTTCAACTAACCCTGCACACTTAATGAACTCACACATTGAAGGTGAAAACATTACTGCGCTAGCACTACAAGGTCGTGTACCATGTAATGTAGTAGGTCGTGTTGCTAAAGGTGACATGTTAGTTGCAAGTGCTATACCTGGATATGCATGTGTAGATAACAATGCAAAAGCTGGTACTATTATTGGTAAAGCATTGTCTGCTAAAGGCGATACTGAACGTGGTACAGTTGAAATTGTTGTAGGTAAGCACTAATGGAAAAAAATAAAGTTGATAAACTAGTAAAGGACGGTGTTAAGGCTAGCACCGACCAAAAAAATACCCAGGAAAGGCAAGTAATTGCTCATGCTGGAAAATTAAGAGTACAAGTAGGAATGGGGAAACCAAATGGCAAAGCAAACAATTGATTTAGGATCAAGTGCAAACAAAGGTGACGGAGATCCGTTGCGCACAGCATTTACAAAAGTTAATTCTAACTTTGACGAATTGTATGCCGCAGATGATACCTTTATTAGTTTAACTTCATTAAAAGCAGTAGTTGCAGCAAGTGCAGACTTTGCCGACTTCCAAGCTAGGATAGCAGCACTTTAATGAGATACGATAAATATACTAAACGGGATACAACAAATGGCAAATAGATTTCCACTAGTACTAGACACAGCAGACGGTAATAAAATTAAAGAAATCCCGGCAGGTGATAACCTTGATTTAAGAAATACAAGCATTGTCGACGTACAAAATATTAATGCACTAGGCACTATTAATGCTGCGTTTATCACAGTAAACGGACAACAGTTAGTAGCACAGCAGTTTGCTGACTTAACTGACACTCCAGCAACATATGCAGGTTCAGAAGACTTTTTTGTTAAAGTAAATGCAGCAGGCAACGGTCTAGAATATCGACCGCTTAGTGATTTAGGTAATATAGATATTGACACTGTTACTGTTACCCAAGACATTATTCCAGCAATAACTAATACAGGTAATGTAGGAACTACAGATAATCAATTTAGTTCAGTTAGGGCAAATGATTTAATCGGTAATTTAAGATCTTTTAACGGAGTAATGGTTTTTGATGCTGTTACAGGATTAATTTCTTATGGAGCATTACAAGGTGCTCCGGAATTTTTATCAGAATTTGAAGATGATATCGGATTTTTAAAAACTACTGATTTAGACGAAGCACTTGATGGTCTGTTTAGTGATGCAGCTTTTGTAACAGACATACAAGGAAGTGTATTTGCAGATGATTCAACTACGTTAGTAGATGCTGTAGGCGGTGTCATTCGCGGTGATACTGAATACGTTGGTACTGGATTTATTAGAGGCCAGAATATTGTTATTCTTGCTGATAATACTATTAGTTTAGGTGAAACATTAATAACTGCAAATATTAATCCAGATGTTGATAGAACTCAATCAATAGGTACTGTTGATAGCAGATTTGGCAATGGATATTTTGCTACATTTAATACAGAAATCTTAGAAGTAGAATCGATCAACAATGGGTTAGGGTTAGGCATTGGTATTATATCGTCTACAACTGACATAGAAATTAATGCAGGTAATAGGGTTAAAATAACTGGTGGAGTACCGTTTAAGTTTTCAAGTGCAACTGCTACTGAACTATTAGGAGTAGCTGGACAAAATGGTGATGTAATTTATAATACAACAACTAACCGTTTACAAATGTACCAAGGTGGTGCATGGAAAGATGTAAATGGTAATGTTGAAGCAACTTCAGGTACGTCAAACTTTAATGATGTTGTAGTAGCAGGTGACTTAACTGTACAAGGAACAACTACAAGTATAGATACAACAAATACTACAATTACAGATAATGTTATTGTTCTTAACAACGGTGAAGTAGGCGCAGGTGTTACAGCAAGTACTAGTGGTATTGAGATTGATAGAGGAAGTGAAGCTAATAAAACATTAGTTTGGGACGACAGTGTTGATAAATGGACTGTAGGTGCAGAGACCTTTGTTGCTGCTACTTTTGAAGGTGACTTAGCCGGTGATGTTACTGCAACAGATGTTCAAATAAACGGTGCAACAAGTAGAATTACATTTAACAGTTTAACTGCTCCTGAAATTCGTAACACTGATGGTACAGTTAAAGTTGTGATGTTTGGAGAAGATTATAGTCCGGGTACGGCACAACTATTTGTAGAAGCAAATGATGTTTGGTTGTATTCAGACTTACTTGTAGAACAGAATACAGTAGTTAAAGGCAATGTAACAGCAGCAGCATTTAAAGGTACATTTGTCGGCGATGACAGTACAATACTCGTAGACGGAGTAGCAGGCAAGATTGTCGGTAATGTTGAAACTACATTTGGCACATTTACTAATGGTCTAACAGTTGAAAACATTTATGCAAGTAATGAAGTCGGTGTAAACATTGGTGCAGGCGGTTATAATAATCTAGTAGTTACATCAGGTAAAGTTACAGTCCAGAATGTTTATTTGAACGCCGAAGCAGGTATCGAATTTGGATCAGCTACTGGTTACTTTACCGAAGTAGCAGAAGATGGTAACTTATACATTAAAGGTTCAAGCACCGACGGAGATATTATCGTTAGAACCAACGCTAGTGGACTTGGGCAATACGACTTTATATTTGGAAAAGATGGTAGCTTAACATTACCGGGAACAGTTTCAGGTGACTTAATTGGTAATATCGATAATACTACATTAACAATAGGTACAACAGACGCAACAACAATTGAAATAGGTAATGCAACTAGCACAACTACGGTTGTTGGTAACTTTACATTGCCAGATGCATTAATTGTAGGCGAAATTACAGCAGATGACAGTATCTCAATTACTACAGCAACCGGCGACGGAAATGCAATTAGTATTGGTCCACAAGGTACAAACACATTTGTTAATTTAACTGCTGATAATATTAGATTCTATGGTCCGGTGGTAACAGAAATTGATGCATCAGCTGGCGTTAAAGGATCTGTAACTGGTTCTGATGATACATTGCTTGTAGATGCAGTAAATAGCATAATTCCAAGTGCTAATGTATCAGGAACAGAAGCAACTAACTGGAATACTGCTTATGGTTGGGGTGATCATAGCACAGAAGGGTATCTTACTGCAATACCCGGAACATATGTACAACAGGGCGAGCAGTTTGTTGGCGATCTAACAGGTACGGTATTTGGTGACGATTCAAGTGTAATGGTTGATGCTGTTAATTATGCATTTATTGGTGACACTATGACACTGAATGTATTGACTATAGAGCCAGCCGAACCAGTAAACGGTATGATGGCAATTGCAGATGGAACAACTTGGGATCCGACACTTTCAGGTGTAAACACATTAGTAGTTTATCTCAATGGTTGGAAACAGATACAAACAGCATAATTTAGGAAAATAAAAATGAGCGAAAAAGAATATATTGTAACGTTAAATAAAAATGTAGATTATGCAGCATTTAATCAAGAAATGATTGCTACTACTGGAGCAGGAGACATTCCGTCTCGTTCTGTAGTAGTTGCAAATGCAAGACCAGGAAGTCAGCGTAACACTCATTATATGCTTACTGTTGAAGAGGCCGCAACACTTGCTGCTGATTCTAGAGTACTTGCTGTTGAATTGCGTCCTGATTTAAGAGATGATATTCAACTTGTAAGACGGGCAGTGCAAACTGGAGATTTTTCTAAAACATTAGAAGACCGTGGGTTTTTTATAAACTGGGGTCTTCGCAGAATTAACGAAGAAACTAATCCATACGAAAACGATGCTGTTAACGGAAATTACAATTATACATTAGACGGTACTGGTGTTGATATTGTTATTCAAGATAGCGGACTGCAAGTAGATCACCCAGAATTTCAAGATGCTAACGGTGTAAGTAGAGTACAACAAATCGACTGGTATGCCGAAAGTGGTTTGCCAGGTACTATGCCAACTGCTCATTATACAGATTATGACGGCCATGGTACACATGTTGCAGGCATTGCAACAGGAAAGGTATATGGCTGGGCTAAAGGTGCTAATATTTACTCAGTGAAGGTTGCAGGGCTAGAGGGTCCAACAGATCCAAACGTAGGTATTCCTGTTGTAGACTGTTTTGACATTATTACAGCATGGCATAATGCAAAACCAATTGATCCAGCAACAGGATATAAGCGTCCTACTATTGTTAATATGAGTTGGGGTTACGGGGCATTATATACTGCCCCTACAGCGATTAACTATAGAGGCGTATCACATACAGGTACTGAAATTGACGAAGTAAGTGAGTTAAGTGCATATGGATTAATACTAATAAATTCAAGCACTCCGGGATATTACAGATCGCCGGTAAGAATTACGTCTGTTGATGTTGATGTACAAGAAATGATCGACGCCGGTATACACGTTTGTATAGCAGCAGGAAATAGTTATCACAAAATTGATGTTACTGGCGGTGATGATTATGATAATAACCTAACCAATGACTTCTCTGGAACAATTTATTATAACAGAGGATCAAGTCCGTTTAGCGAGGAAGCAAATATCGTAGGAAATATTGATTCTGAAATTAATGAAGATACTTTAGAACAAAAAGCACTAAGCTCAGAATCAGGGCCAGGAGTAAGTATCTATGCGCCCGGAACAAATATTATGAGTTGTACATCTACAGTTAATAGATTTGCACCTAACATCGGTCCTTATCCACCAAATGACAATTTTAGTATTACAAACATTAGTGGGACTAGTATGGCAGCACCTCAAGTTGCAGGAGTAATTGCATTAAATGCTCAAATAAATCCTAATCTTACTCCTGCACAAGCTAAAGCGTTTCTTAATAACGTTGCAGCAACAGATGTAATACATACAACTAGTCTAACTAATGATTATACTGATCATCGCAGTATTAAAGGCAGCAATAATAAATTTGCCTTTAATAAATTTAATAGTGCAGTACAACTAAGAATAGGTAACTAAGGATTTTATTATGGCAGTTCAATTAATTAATATAGGGCAAATAGCAAACGACGGTACTGGCGACGACCTTCGTGAAGCATTTTTTAAAGTAAATCAAAACTTCGAAGAGCTTGATTTACGTGATGATGAACAAACTACCGTCTCTAATCTTGGAACAATTGGAGAAGGACTATTTGCTAATAAAATTAACTACGATTTACAATTTAAAAAGATAGCAGCAGGTGATTTTATATCATTAGCTGTTGACAATGAAAAAATTGTTATTTCAGGAACAGGAGTTAGCAGTGTTTACATAGCAGGTGACACAGGTAGTGCAACTCTTGAAAATGCTGCTATATTTAATATTAGAGGTGGAAGCGGAATAACAACTAATGTTGTTGATAACATCCTAACTATCGAAAATACTAGATTATCAGAAATTGTAGAAGACACAACTCCTCAATTAGGTGGAAATTTAGACGCACAGGCGTATAATATTACTAATGTAAATTCTATTAACGCAGGATCATTTAATGGAAGTTTTATTGGAAATTTAACTGGATTAGTAAATGGATACAATCCTGCTATAGCAGGGGCATATTTTGAAGATCAAGCATGGGATTTTTCTGATATAATATATAGTCCAACAAATATTATAGAGTGGTTAATATCATCAACCGATGTTGACATGGGGTCAATAGTAAATCCTGATTCACGTATTATCGACAACGGAACATTTGTATAATTCCAATAAATACGTAGTATAAGGAATTGATTAATGTCTCAATTATGGAATATAGCAACAGGACAACGACTACAAACACTAATTGAAAGATCAGTGATAGATATCCAGCTCCCTGTTGTCGAGGGATTGGATATCTCTTTAGAAATTATCAGCGGAAGAATACCGGCTGGAACAAGACTAGATGGAACCAAACTTATCGGTACGGTATACGAAGTATCGTATAACACTACATTTACTGTTGTAATTAGAGCATACTATGAAAGTATATTTGAAGATCGAACAATAGAATTTGTAGTCACTGGTCCAGATGATCCTGTATGGGCAACTAATCCAGGATTATTACCAATAGGATCGAACAATAGTTTATTTGTATTAGATAGTACACTAGTCGACTATCAACTAGTAGCAACAGATACAGATTTGTCAGCAGGCGATTCTCTTAATTACTTTATTGCTAGCGGAGACGGTGTTTTACCACCAGGTATTACATTAACTGAAGACGGAAAACTATACGGAATTGTTGAACCATTGTTATCACTAGATAAGCGGTATCAATCAGGCGGCTATGATGCAACACCGTATGGTGGACTTGCGTTAGATTATGCTGTATTAAGTTCAAACGGTTATGGTAGTTTTTATTATGACACAGTGTACTATGATTACAACGAATCAACTGCAAATGTTAGAAAATTAAATAGATATTATCCATTTGCTGTTACTGTTACAGACGGTGAAACATTTGTTAGACGTGAATTTAAAATTTATTTAGTTGGTGATGATTATCTTAAAGCAGATAACACAATTATGAATTCTAGCACAGGTGTGTTTACTGCTGATAATACGAATGTAAGAACACCAGTTTGGATTACTCCTAGGGACTTAGGTTACAAACGTGCTAATAATTATACAACAATCTATTTAGATATTATTAATAACTGGACGTTAGAAGGTGTATTAGTTTATACATTAGAAGATATTAACGACGACGGTTCTGTGTCAATACTACCTCCCGGTCTGTCATTAGATAGCCAGACTGGAGAAATTACTGGAAGAATTCCTTATCAACCAGCAATTACTCAAGACTACTCTTTTACTGTTAGAGCTACTAGAATAACCACTGATTTAGATACAGTTAGTATTTTTGCAAACTTCTACGAAGATACATTATTAGGAAATGATAGTTTTAAAATATATAAAATTGACTTAACTGGCGATATTGATGGTGTAAATGATTTATTTGAATTAATTGGACGAAATATAGTTTTAAATAATCGTCAATACAAAGTTGTAAACGTAGATAGCAGAAATGCAGACTATGATATTGTATTTTTAGATACCCCACTACTATCTAATGTAGACCTATTACTAACTAGATCTGCGGCAATTGGACAAGATCATATGTTTGTTTCTAGATTATCAGAAACAAACAAATCTAAGTACGCTAATAGAATATTAAAATTTGGAGTAAATGAATTATACACAATTAATACAATAACTCCTTACATTGAATATCTAATTACACAAACTGATCCATCATCTGATGAGATATATCCAAGTGGCTCGCCGAGAAATATAGAAGTAAATGAAAACTATTTTGTAGGCGATTATGTTGTTAATACTAGTAACACAGGCGGCAATGGAAAAATATATAAGTGTGTGGTAACACATAATACGCAGCCACAGTTAGATGAATTTGGTGATCTTATAGTTATTGATGACATTATTCAAATTAATTTTGTAAGTGCAAATTGGATAGAAGTTGCAGAAACATTAGCCGACTTATCATTAGCCGATAGAATTGTTGCAACCAAGCAAGCACTACAATCTGAATATAATGGAACTGCATACATTGATGTTTTAGCTAATAACCAATGGAGAATTAGAATACCAAGCACTGCTAGATCTAGAATATTTGCAAATATTAGAGAGTTTTTTGCAATTAGTACTGATAGTACACAAGTAAAGGTAGAATTAATTCGAGATAATGAAGATAAAATTACATTCGATGTAAACTTATCAAGACGATTAACCCAAAATACCAATGTCGGTGTTGCATTATTTAAAAATGAATACTTCAGTAAAAATATTATAGTTGCAGCAAACGATGTAGTTGATATTCCAAGTACTGCAAAGACATTTGATATACGAGTAATTGGAGAGATTGATAGTAACATTAGCTGGATTACACCTCCGGACCTCGGTTCTATTAATGCAAACTTTACAAGCACATTTAAGCTGGTTGCAGAAACTACTGTGCCTGATACTAAGATGATATACTCCCTAGTAAGCGGAAAGTTGCCTTACGGTCTATCTCTTACATATGATGGTGAAATTATCGGAGCAGCTAGACAGTTTGGTAATCTCGAAGAACGCGGCCTTACTAGCTTTGATATTAGTTTAGGCGGTGATGCAGGCAAATGGGACGGTACATTCCCTGGAGATACCACGTTTGATAGATCATATAAATTTACAATTCAAGCAAGAGACAGATTTAATTTTACAGCAATTGAACAAACGTTTACATTAGCAGTAAACACTCCAGATAATAAACAATATACAGACATTTATATGCGTCCTATGTTAAAAGAGCAAGAACGCAGAATGTACACTAATTTTATTAGTAACCCTGATATATTTGAACCAGAAAAGATTTACAGATCAACTGATCCTGTATTTGGATTGCAAAGAAATTTAGATATGTTAGTATATGCAGGAATCGAAGCAAAAAATATATCAGAATTTGTAGCAGCAAGTGCTAAAAATCACAAACGTAAAAAGTATATTTTAGGTGATATTAAAAGTGCAATAGCTATTGAGCCGGGAACTACTGATACAGTATACGAAGTTGTATATATTGATGTAATTGATCCTGCTAATTCTAAAACAAGTGTAAAAACAAAGTCACAAATATCTATTCAAAGTAAGAATAAAATTACAGTTGATAGTATACAATATGCTGCAAAGGACGATGAAACAAGAACCGGCCTAGGATATGATTCATTACCAGTATACGGCCGAGGTATTGTAAGATTTGTTTTTACAGATAATGAAAATATTATAGTAGATACTAGAGATAATACCTATACAGTAAATGCAGATAATAATGATTTTGTTGTAACTGTTCGCGATACAGGTGATGTAACTGTTACATTACAATTGAGTGATAGTGAGCCGCAGCGTCTTCGTCCGCAGCCAACTACTAATACAATCAAAGCAGACTCTAACGCAATCAAAACTAGTGCTAGTACAGATCAAACAAAATATATATCTAGTACAGACCAAATGCGTGAAAATATTTCTCAGGTAGGAGCAAACGAACGAAATTATCTCCCACTATGGATGAGAACTTCGCAAGAAGGTTATCAAGAATTAGATTATCAAACAGCAATTCCTATTTGTTACTGTAAACCGGGATACGCATCTGATATTATTAGAAATATTACAGCATACGGATTTGATCCAAAAAATATAAATTACGATATTGACAGATATATCATTAAGCGAACAGAAAATGTAAATATTGATCAATACATATTATTCGCAAATTATCAGTTCAACGTATAATACTGATAAATATACAAAAGAGGAAACAACATGGCCAGCAACATCATTAGCGGAACAATCGACGGAGAATTTCCAGTAGCAGGTATCGATAATGATACTCAAGGGTTTCGCGATAACTTTACAATTATTAAGGCAGGATTGCAAACAGCAACATCTGAAATAACTGCATTGCAAGATAACACTGCAAAATTAAATGCGTCAAACGATTTTAACGGAACAAACATTGCTGATGCTAACTTACAATTAACAACTGAACAATATCATAATATTGGTACAGTAATTGGTGGGCAAAATATCAGTTTTTTAAACGGACATTATCAAAGTGTAATTGTTAACTTAAACGAAGAGACTAACTTAATTAACTTCAATTTAGCCGATTGGCCAGACAGAGATGGTTTAGCAAAAATGACTGTTCAATTCTTTGGCAATAGTACTGCTAAAGAAGTTACGTTTACTGTAGATAGTGGCGGCACTATTAAGAAAAACTCTACATTCCCGACAACATTTGTTGTAGATAGTTCAACTGATCCTATTATTGTAGACTTTTGGACATACAACAGCGGAACTATTGTATACGCAGAATACAAAGGAAGATTTGAAGCATAATGCTCAATCCACTAGTAGACAGTTTAGCTGATTATAACTTAACACAGTTGGAGGACAAGATAATTGAACTCCAACGTAAGTATTTTCAGACTCGAAATCCAGGATTGCAAGCTCAGATTGCAAACATCCTAGAGATTTACAAAGAAGAGCTTTACACTCGACGTGCAATTGAAGCTCAAAGACAAAGAGACCAAGACGGTAATAATTCACTTGACAGTTTAATCAATATCAGTTAAACTGTTTACATGCTTATGAAAACAGATGAACTAGGTATACCACGTTTCACGAATCGTGACCTTATTGATATGATCTATAGTGGTCATGTTGACAAGTGTCATGTTGTATTGTGCGATCCTTCAGATGATATAGAAAAGTTTAACGCAGCAATGCGTGAACAATACCTGCCCGAACTTACAAAATATATCCCATTAGATGTAGATCAAAAGACTTTTGATGGTGTATGTCAAGGTGAATGGTTTATGCCTGACAAATATAAAGAACTTGATATAGGTGCAGATATAATGTCACGCCTAATGCACAGTATGCAAATCTTTGATGCGTATGACATGCAAGAAACAGTAGAATGGACTAGAGTTTGCGAAGAACTTGAAGCGTTTGAAGAACGCGGCATGGAAGACTTGCTACGCTATATGGTTTATCTTGTAGACTTTATGCGTGAGAATAACATTGTATGGGGCGTAGGTAGAGGTAGTAGTGTAGCAAGTTATGTGCTATACTTAATAGGTGTTCACAGAATTAATTCAATCCAATATGACCTGGATTGGAGAGAGTTCCTGAGATAAGTACTAATATAATTAAAGGAGATTAGCAATGGCTAAAATATCACCAGCAAAAAAACAGCATAGAAGTATGCGTGGTAAAACAGTAGATATGGATCTATTAAGAAAAAGAAATGAATTGACTCCAGCAGTAGGTAATGCTCGAGTAAATGCACGGGGCGACGAACTTGGTCCAGGCGGACAGATTGTTAAAAAGCGTGAAGAAATTGTTAAAGAGCATTATGCAACAGCAGGACAAGTTCGTAGCGGCATCAACAAAACTGCAATAGTTGCAGACGAACCAACAGCAGTTCCAGAAGTTAAGAAAACTGCAACTCGTGCTAAAAAAGAAACACCGGTTGTAATTGAAGAGCCACTAACTGTAGCTGAACAAGAGTTGTTAGACGAAGACAGTGAGTGGGTAGAAGACGAAAACGGCAATTTTGTACCAAAAGGTTAAACAATGAGTATTCAATTACATAAAGTTAAAGGCAATCCAGTAGCAGTAGGCAATCGAGTACTTGTAACAGATATGTATTTCGGCGAACAAAAGACTACAAGCGGCCTAATTATCAAAGATGATGACGGTACTACTCGTGGAATTTATCCGCGCTGGGCTAAAGTACATTCTAAAGG